AAGACGGAAACCACCGATCAGATCATCCTCATCAGTTTCAATAGTGATGTTTACACGAATCATCTCACGCTTTAGTTGAGCACAAGCTTGCTCCACACTGAAAGTTTTACCATTACCAGACATGCCAGTGATGAACACAGGATAGAAGACGTTAGAAGAAATAATTTTCTTAACGTCACTAAAGTTACCAAAGCTGACGAAGTTATCATCTTTTTCAGGAATCAGGTTTACTTTTTCCACAGTTTCAACTGCAGGTTCTGCAGCAGGTGCATTGTAAGTTTTCTCAAGTTGGTCAGCAGTCAGCGACCAACGACCATGACCAACTTTGTATTGATCGAGACGCTTAGCAATAGTCGGGTGAGAAACATCAAAATGTTTTGCTGCAGCATACACGGCATTAGTGCCGAAATCGTTACCATAGTTTTCAGAAATAAAAGCGGTCAGTTCGTTCATGTTGATCTGGGACATGCGAGGCATAACAAAAGGCTCCGTTGATTGGGATGTTCTTAGTATAGGGGAGAATCTCTCCCCTGTCAAATCAGGGTGGACAGCTGCTCAGCTGACCAGGGTAGCGAACGAAGAAAGGATTTTCTTGCTGGTTCGCTTGGTCTTCATTGTATCACGGAATGCCTTGGCGATCTGAGCATCGCTGGCATCTTCTGTGACAGTAAACGTAGTGTCCTGGTTCAGCTTAGATGAGGCAAGGGTATACAGAGCATCATATCCAATGTCATTGAATTCATACGAGTGCTCCTTTCGCCACACTTTAAATGCAGCGGCAACTTTCGCATCATCACCATTCCTAAAGATTTCATTCACTCCCCTGAACAGATAACTGAATTCAGAACCAGAAAGAATTCGGAATCCAATCAGATTTACAAAGGGGAAATTGTGCTTGAGATTTTCCAGTAAAATAGTAGTCAAACCATTGCGATGACCATTATCAAAGTTGCGATAAACGTGACCAGTTTTACGATCACGAAGAGCAGTCAAATCATTGACAGTATTACGACCAAGATAATCTACATCACGACCATACTTACGACGAACATCAACACTATATTGAAGACCGTTACCATCGCCATCGGTAAGGATAACAACGTTAACTTTCTGAAGTTGCTCCCTGTTTTTGAACATGGGAATAATTTGATGTAGTGCAATGATGCTTTCATTGAGAGGAGTGCCACTCAAATCCAAACCAGCTGGACAGCTGTAACGGCAGTAGCTCTTACGATCTTGACGAACAGCAAGACGCCAGAGATTGATACAATCATTTTCAAAATCTTTGCTATTCGTTTTTGATGTCAACATATTCATCAAAGAGAAACGATTGTGGATGATGATGTGACCATCTTTCTTTTCACAGATTTCACGATCCCATTCTGCATCAGGATCGGCATAGCGATCATTCCACTCGTAAGTAAATGCATACACCTCAAAAGGAATCTGAACTTTACGACAGAACCATACAAGGTTCAACAGTTGCTTGACAGTATCCAGAAGATAATCATTCATAGATCCAGACCAGTCAAGAATAAAGATCAGACCATGATTCTTACCATCAGGGATGATAGAAACTTTCTTGAACAGATCTTCATTATACTTGTAGGTATGAAGCATCTTGGTATCAAGAACTCCAGTGCGAGCAGTGGAAGCACGAGCATAAGCATCAGCAGATTTCCTACACTCAAACTCCTTTACAAGATAGTTTACTTCCTTAGTAGATTCTTTTTTGTAGTTACGATATGAAGTATCAGTTCCTGCAAACAAATCAACATGCTTATCAATTTGTGCTTGCTGATGATTAAACTGTTCATTGATATAATTACGAAGCAAAGTATTATCTGCAACGATTTTATTGATATCAAATTTAGGCAGTTCTACGTAGTCAGTTTCATGACCGTGAGAATTTTTATCGGTAAGAGATTCCAGCTCAGAATCAAAAGATCGCTGAGTTTTAGATACCTCTTCATCGGAAGGACCACCAGCTTTTTTACCAGTAGCAATATCTTCATCCGCTTCAATCTGACTATCTCCTTCTTCTTTCTTTTGCTGAGGTTCTTCTGAAGATTCATCACCATCCATATCCACAGACATAGATTGTCCACCATGACCCTGCATAATTTCTTCACGGTCAACAGAAACCTCGATCTGCTCTTCCTTATATTTGTCTTTGAGGAAAGATACAATCTGCTCACAGATCATCAAGACATCAGCAAAGGTTTCTGCCACTTCTGTCATCTCAACAAACTGCTTCTCATCCTCAGAAAAAGGAATCAGTGCAAACGCACCCACCTTGAAGTGAAGGTTGATACGATCAATAAGAGACATCGCAGACATATCTTCATCCGCAATAGAGAAGAAATCTGACTTATTAAGTTCTTGATATCCGTTGTAAAAACTGCGAGCAAGACCAGGATACTTACGCTTCATCAGTTTCTCAATGCGAGCATCTTCGATCACATTGACATAATCTGGAGGGATGGGTTGAGTCAAACACTCACGCCAATCATCTGCTGGGGTATAGAGTGCATGACCCACCTCATGCCCAACCAGAAGGTCGTATACGGTGCCTGAAGCACGATCCCAGATAGGAAGTACCAGAACACGGTTAATTACATCAAAAGATGCAGTAGCTACCTTCTTGTGCTCAATCACAAGGTTTTCGGTGGCAAGCAGCTTGGCGAGGTTGCCTTTGACTTCGTGGTTGATGGGCATTGGTTTTGTCTGAACTGAAGTCAGTATAGACCATAAAAAAGGAGGGTGTCACCCCTCCTGTGCCACTTCAAAAGTCGTCTCCTTGACGTAACTGAAGTTTTTAACTTTTTCGCAATGCCAAGTAGAATGAAACTTATCTTCCATTCCTTCTTTGTGACTAATAACAAACACGTTGGTATTCTTGTCGAAGTTTCTAAGAATCCAACCAAGCTCACTACTACCACTAGTATCTAGAGATCCATCAAAGATCTCATCGAGGATAAGGAGGTTAGTGTCAACGCTATTTTTAAGTTTAGCAACAGCTCTCCAAGTAAGCAGAAGAGAAATATCAATACGAGCTTTTTCTCCCTCCGAGAATGATTCGTAAGAGAAGATGTCTCTATATCTTGATTTGATTGTTTCCTCAAAATTTTCATCGAGAGTAAAGTTAACATAGAAATCCATGTTTTGAAGATACTCGTTAACGAGTTTATTCATAACAGGAAGATACCGTTTAATGATTCTGGTTTTGATACCATTATCTTTCAACAGTATAGCAGCAGTTTGCAAACATTCACGTTCTTCCTTAACAATACTTAATTGTTTCTTTAGATTTGCCTGCTCCTGTTCATACTCGTCAAGCTTTGCATACGCTTCACCTTCCGATCCTGTCTGGTTCTTAAGGTTTTCGATTTCTTGTTGGAGTTGTTTGATCTGTCTTTCGATTCGATCATTTGTAGTGCGAGCGAAATGAATCTTAGAATTGTAATCATTGATTTCGGATTGTAGATTGATAAACTCTTTGTGGCGATTTTCTTCTTCTTCAATTGTTTGTTTGATCTCATCAAAACCTTTATTGAGATCAGTAATAGAACCCATGATCTTATCAAGTCGATTCTGTTTAAGATCATCATCGATATGCTGACCACATGTAGGACAGCTTTCATTCTCACTGAAGAACTGATGTTCTTTTTGATAGCTACTAAACTTCTGCTGAATCTTCCCTTTTAAAGTAGTAAGCTTTTTAAGCTTAGCATCAGCACCTTCATGACTTTTAGATCGATCTATAAGTTCCGATACTTTATTAGAAAAGTCAATGATAGATGAATCATGGGACTGTTGTTCAATCCTAAACTCATCGATCTTATCTTTTCTACTATCTATTTCAGATTCAGTTTTCTTTTCAATATCACTGATGAACGCTTTCTGCATTTCAATCTTTTCAGAAAGCATATCGAGTTGATAGTCACGTTCTTTGATATCATCGTTAGCAAATTTAAGTTTCTCTTTTAAATTTAAATTCATCACAGAAAAGATCTGGATGTCAAGGATATCCTCAATGATTTCTCGACGTGATGCAACAGGTAGTCGCATGAAAGGAATGAAGTTTGAAGATCCAAGAACTACAATCTGAGTAAAAGATTTGTAATTCATTTTGAGGATGTTTTGTTCCAGTTGTTTTTGCTGATCAATGATAGAAGAATTTTGATCAAGCAAAGCACCGTTTTGCCATATCTCAAATACAGCTGGTTTGATACCACGAACAATTTTATATTGATTGTTTCCGATATCAAATTCAGTTTCGGTGAGGCAATCGGCACTGTTGATGCTATTGACTAGCATCGGTTTATTAATTTTTCTATACGGTTTACCGAAGAGAGAAAAAGTCAACGCATCTAAGATGGTTGACTTGCCTGCTCCATTTTTACCAACAATCAGATTGGTTTTGTTTTTAGTTAAATCAATTTCAGTAAAGACATTTCCAGTAGAAAGAAAATTCTTCCAGCGAATTTTTTTAAATGTAATCATCGTAAATCTTTTGGTGGAATCAGGAAATCATCTATCGTAATGATAGCATATTTTTGGTCTCGCTCTTCGCAAGCATTAACAATTAAATCTTCTTCGATTTCATATATTTGCATCTCTGGATAATCATCTAGCATTGTAAGTTGAAAATGATATCTATCAGCATCATCCTCACACTCAAAAATAGGGATAATTTGTTCACCTTCGTCGCTTATTACTGAAAATACGCCGTCTGGTTTATCTTTGAGTGTGAGAATAAACATCATACTACTTCACAACTTTCAATATATAGGGATCTCATAATTGACTTAAGTTCGTTTTTATTTACGGACATCTCTACCTCATCAATGTATTCATTTAGTAGAGAAAGCGTATCGGTAATTTCAAGATTAATGTCCACATCTTTCTTATCTTTTTCAACCATTGTTTCAATGATCTTAAGATCAAGGACGTTTGCGTTGTATAAAGATTCGATTAGTTTTTCAAACTTAAAGAAATCAGTTTTTTGTTCGACAACAACTTTTACATAAGTATTAGCATATTCTTCTGGATTAATTTCTTGTGGTTGTGAATCATCGTAATAGATTTTCTTGAAGATTTCAAATGGATTTTTGATGAACTGTAGTTTATTTGACTTTGGTTCGTAGAGATGAAATCCTCGTGGATCCTTGTAATCATTCCAGAACATCTGATAAGGATTGCCAAGGTAAGTAATGTTACCACGACTTGACTTGTGGTGGAAGTGTCCAGAAAATACTTGCTTGAATTTGAAGAAGATGTCTGGATCCATACCACCTTCATGAAGCATACCAGGAGTTACTTCAAATCCATTCAGTTCAAGATGTCCCATAGCAATCTCGGCACTGGTATCCTTGATCCATCTCATTGTCTCTTCATAGTTTTGAGCATTGATCCAAGGCAACATCTGGTGCGTTGATTTCATTCGTGTTCTTGTAGTAAACACAATGGTTACCCAAGATCATATGAACTGAAATATTGTTGTCAGCAAGACGATCAAAGTAATTCCTGCGAATACGAGCCCAAACATTATAATCAATGTTCTTACGATTATCAAAAGTATCTCCGAGGTCTATAACTGTTGTTATCCCTCGTTCCTTAAGTGTTGGAAAAAATACTTCATCATAAAACTTATTAAAGTATTCCCAGAAAGCAATGCTTCCTTTTCTACCATCAAGATGTTGATCAGTGATAAGTGCTACTGTCATCGATTCATTCGTGTTTCAATGTTTTCTTTGATACTACCCATATCAGAATAATTATGGTTCATGCCAGCCATATCGGCACCATAATCATCTGTGTGCATAACTTGATCGTAACCTGATCTCTCAAGTATTTTGTTCTTGATTTCAAGTTGTTTCTTTTCTTTTTGAATTCTCCTCAAGAAAGCATACCAAATAATTTGAGTGAAGTATGCAAATGGGTTTTGTGATTTCTCTGGATCAAAGTTATCAATGTATTGTAAACAATTCTCAATGCCATCACAAATCATATCCTCACGGAACATGTAGTTGACAAAGTTTGGTTTGTATGATAGGTGAGTAGCAATCTTGAGAAAGCAGTCACCAATATAGTTGGGAACTATGGGGCGAGGAGATCCAGATTCCTTTGCTTGCTTGACCTTTGTTCTGTATTCAATCAATGCTTGTAGGAATTCCTTATTGTTTACATAGAACTCCTTGCTTTTTGTTTTTGCCATAGTTCATCACTAATAAAAATAATTGTGTTGAATCTATCATAACACGAGGCAATCGGAATGTCAAGGGGGTTGACAAACCTCATAAAACCCAGTAGAATAACTCTGTCAGGGTTCAAGATTAATAATATCTATTAATTACTTATAGATACTCATTAGCTTTTATTAAATATATCTTCTAGAAACTTCTTAGTTTCCTTTACAGATCCTAAGTAACCCATCCTTTGACTAAACTGATTAGGTTTAATATTAACAGTATCTGGATCTATGAATCCTTCTCCAGATAAATTCTTTAAATAAAATACTTCTATCTTTTTATCTAACTCACTCATAGTAATGACTTGATTCATTTTAATAATATACATTGAATCATAACTTGATTTAATCCAATCTTTTAGTATGAATGCTTCCTGAGAAGATTTACCTTTAACAGCTTCTACTGTCATTGGATTCTCTATTAATAAAGAATCTTCATCAGGAAGATAACATACCTTAGCAATGATTTCTTCACCAGAAGTAAGTTTAATAGTTGAATAAAATTCTTCTTCCATTGTTATCTTAAATCTATTTTTATTGTTTCATACTTAAAGTTCTCTTCATCATAAATTTTAATTCTTTCTACCAAATGGTTTAAAGTATAGTTTTGTCTTGACTTTGAAGAGATATCATCAGCGATATCATAAAGAGTAGCAATATCTTTATCTTCTCCTTTACGTAATACCCTACCAATAGATTGTAGATTTCTTACTCTAGATTTAGATGGTGAAGCAAAGATAATATTGTGCAGTTTCTTAATATTAATACCAGTACTAAAGGTTCCGTAAGATGCAATAATTACAGCATTATTTTCTTGTTCAGTAATAGATCTGACTTCTTCTCTATCCTCAACGTCAGTTGAACCATGAACAAAGAAAACTTTACGGTCTCCCCCTATAGCAGTATTTATTAAATCAAACAATGGCATACCATGCTTCTCCACATAGTTAAACAAAACTAATGTGTTGCCATCAATATCGCATACGAGATTCTTAATAAGATTGTTTCTCTTGCGATTGTTCACAATGTATTCCATTTCGGAATGATAATCTTCAAAATATTGATACTCATGCTTACAGACAAGAATCTTGATACGAAAATTGGACAAGTGACCTTTCTTAATCAGATCATCTGTTTTCGTAACTTTTTCACATGAGCCAAACAATCCTTCAAGAACCCACTTGTGAGTTTTACTTCCATCTAATGTTCCAGTAAATCCGAAACGATACTTAGCATTATGAAGTTTAGTCATGATTCCTGTGAGAGATTTTGACTTAAATAAGTGTGCTTCATCACCGATAACACAGTCAATATCGTCAAAATACCTTTTGGGAAATTTGTAGATTGATTGCCAGGTAGAAATGATGACAGGCTTATCTGTGTTCTTATCTTTGCCCGAATAAATTGTATGACAGAATTCGTCGGCATTCCATCCATAATCTTTGAAGTCCTTTAACATCTGCTCAACCAACGATGTTGTTGGGACGATCAATAAAATTTTCTTATTAGTGGCTACGTAATAACGCACTATACTATAAATCATCAAGGATTTTCCTGATCCAGTTGGAGACAAAAATAATCCACGATTATTCTTCAGTGCTTTGTATACCGTCGCATATTGATAATCTCTTGGAGCATATTTACAGATCTTATCCATAAACACTTTGATTCCAGCAGGAGAAACAAATCCATTAGTTTCTTCTACCTCCCCATACCAATCGTTATTTTCATACTGAAGTTGATACTGACGTTCTCCACACCACTCTTTCAAGTGAGGCAAAAGACCACCATATAGTTCTCCTGTGGCTGGAGAATACAAATGGATAGTTCCATCCCAGTAACGATACTTTGGATTTCTTTTTAGAAACTTTGCTTCTGGTACTTCAAAAGAAAAATAGTCCGACAACTCACGATGAACATGAGGTTCGGACAAGATCTGAAGAAATACTTCGTTCTTTTTGCGGATTACAATTCTCGACATTATGTGTCACCATTAATGAATTTTTCCCATTCAATTGCATTCTTGACATGATAATTTCTTTGTGAAATCATCCTTAAAACTTGATCTAGATAATGCAAAGCTTGATCAACATACTTGATCTTTGCTTCTAAATTAATGATCTCTTCGTCTGACTCAAGATAAACCTTCATTTTCTCGGCAGTTTTTATACTAGATCCAAATGGTTTTTCTGCGTATACTTTTGGATCTGCTTCCCCACCGTAGTACTCACGTTTTTCTCTAACCAGTTTTCTAATTTCAAACTCTAGAGAAGTTTTAATTTGACTAAGATCTGTGTAATGGTTTAAGTATTTATTGTGTTGGAAAGGGATCTCAAGTGATAACCTAGCGAGATCTTCTGTGTATTCTTTATTTTTAA